GTTTGAACCTCGGTCAAAGTGGCTAGTTCAGCCCCTCCAAGAGCGATCTCAGTAGCCTGTTCTAGGTCAAAAGTTCGATCAGCCGACAGGTCTCCACCTCCAGCAATACCAATACCGGCAGTTAAGAGGCGAGTTGTTGGAGGAACCGATAGATTTGTTCTAGCTCCAGCCGCCGTGGTAGCTCCAGTACCACCCAGCGAAACGGCTAGAGGGAAACTAATCTGAGCTGAATCCGCCAGGTAGACATTAAGACTATCACAGTAGAGAATATTCCTATCACCTTGAGCAATGACAACGGGTGTTACTTGCGCTGACGTGGCAACACTGAATGTGAAAGCACCGGTGGTGGAATTGTCCACCCAATACTGCTGAATGGTATTAGGAACCACCACCTTTCGATTACCGGACAGAGTTCCAACAAACCTATAAGAGATTCTGTTGAGTTCAGCACCACTCAGAACATAGTCCCCGGTTCCAGTAATATCTATGGAGATAAAGTCAAAAATTGAAAGATTTGATCGTCCGAATCCGAGAGTGAAAAAATCAGTCCCATCAGTGAAAAGGATGGTCGACTCACCAGTACCAACAATCAGGGTAGTTGAACCATCTACTAATCCACTAACGGCTGTAACTGTAGCTGAACCACTACCTGAATTTCTAAGCATGAAGAACCAGTTACTTCCAACAACTGCCGGATCAGGTAAATTGATAGTAGCAGTTCCGCCTACCCAGATAATTATCTGTGCCCGGTTGCTATTGACAATGGTTAAGGGACTAGTACTCTGAGTATTGGTCGGCATACTTTGATTCAGAGTTGTAGATATGGCTACTAATCCAGCACCAGCCAGGGCTGCAGCATTAGCTACAGAGGTAGTTGCCCCAATCTGAAAGGAACTCCAAGTTCCAGCAGCGGTGGAATTATCGGAGAGGTAAAGAATCCAGGCCTCACCAGCAGCAACCGTCAGAATTGTCCCCCCAGTCGAGTTTTTAATGGTGACAGTATTGGACCCCTTATTTACCAAAGCTGTTTGTATTCCATTTGAGGATCTGGTAGCATCAGGAAAGATAAGACTAAGTCCAGAGGTAGAAGCTATAAACTCAATAATATCAGCTACAATATTATCCCCACCAACCTGTTGCTCAATTGGCCAGGACAGAGTAACATCTGAGGTAAGAGTCAACTTGACCAGAGTTTGATCTGATGGGTAGAGAGTAGCTCCACCAAAAACGCTAGAATATGTCATAAGCTTAAGCCTTCTGTCTGGTAGAAGTTCTGTCTAAAATTTTCTCAAGATCCTGCCGATCAATTGAGGCCAGAGCATCATCAAAAAACCCTTTCCAAAGACCAACTCGATCATCCTCTTTTAGAAAAGGAGCAAGATGCAAAAGTGTTCCATACAGTAGAGCGTTGCTACTAACGTCAGAAAGCCAGTTGGTCTGATTGGTTGGACTGAGTAGTGGGAGCATGCTATAATATAGCAATTCAGTGGGATAGTCAACATCGGGTGTTGGAACAATCAACCAATTCTGCTGATTATAGTCAGCATAGAATTCAGGCTGACCGGTCAAGTCCTCATCCGGCCAATAAGCTCGACAATACTCATAACCTCTGGGGAAAATAGGAGTTCTTTTCTGACTAGTCCCTATCCCAAAATTAATACTAACTGTACTTCTCCATCGATCAGGTTTAGCATAAACTGAGACACCCGATTTGAGGGTAAAGGTTACGACCTCAAGGAATCCCTGAATCTTCAGTTTTTTGGCTATGTCCCTCTCAGCCACATTCACTAGATGATTGAGACTGTTATAGACAGTGGGATCAGTAACATCACCGCGCTCCAGATATCCCTGAAGAAGTATGATTAGCTCACTGTAAGTCATTTCTGAATTCCCCCTTGGGCATCCTCAATAGCATGTCTCTTCTGTATTTCAGTACAGTTTTCCTGGAGGGCGAGAATATCTGAGGTATTCTTTCGGATATCTTCAGTAAGTTCAGTCATTATTCTGTTCTCGCTCTCCTTCTGCTGAACCTGATAGGAGTCAGTTCTATCCCTAACAACGGATATCTCTGAGCTTAATTGGCCCATCTTTAGTTGAACCGAGTTGCTCAGTTCTAACAGTTGAATTGTAAAATTGGTCTTTAATTCGCTCAAATTCCAAGTTAAAGTTACTATCGTGACGATAAGCTGAAGCAGGAATCCGAAGGAGATAAGCAGTTTATCATTCATGTTAATTGTCCAGTGGTTCATCGGGACGAGTAAAGAGTAAATGAACAGCTTCGCTCTCACGAGCAGGAAGACGATAGGGGTCATAATCGTCCAGATCATTTCTGCAAACCATTAACCCCGGAAAGTTGGGGTCAGGGGATAACTCATCCAAAAAGAATTTCTTTTTACACCTATCACAGATCCCTATTCCATAGGTACTGCGACCGGTTGGGTTAAGATATCTAGACATGATGGTTTACTTCGTATAGCAAGAGATATTAGGTCTAAGGTAGATGTTAGACCCGTCAGATTCACTATTCCAGGCTTTCTGCAGTTCTACTGCAGCATCACGATCTAAGATGGGAATTATCTCAGGTTTCACCTCCTTGATTTCTCTTCCGAGCTGAGAGGCTAAATTGGTGATGACGGACATATACCAACGCTGAGGAATATTCAACTCATCCTGAAGAGTTCCAACGTCTTCGATGTGCATGGAGATATTACAGACCAGCTGAGCATAAACATAGCTAAGTGAAACACCTGGCCAAACTGTCAATATGGGCTGAGTGGGTTGTTTGTCAAACCAGTATTGAACTGGTCTACCTATCCGAAATTTATTAGGAAGATTAGTATAATCATCCCGATTGAGGGGGGTTAAAGGAATCTCAGTTGGAGTATTTTGGAATTTCAATTCAATGACATCGAGAACAGTTGTGCCCGTGGCCCTTAAGCGATAGTAAGTCTTATCCAACACCCCCTCAAGGTCATACCATAACCATTGAGCCTCAGTCACAGTTATTGAGGATTTAGTCTGAAGAGCTGAATAGGTAACCCCATCATCACTAGACTCAAAAACCCAGCTCCAAGTCCCACTGACATTTGGGAGAATCCCCAGTGTGGTGACAGTAGAAGCCGTGGATAGTTGAAGCCCGATATTACCAGCTGGTGATGTTTGGGTACAAGTCGAACTGAAATCTTCATCAAAGGCGTTAGTAGCTGTTCCCTCAGAGGAGAAGGCGGTTCCGGTTAAGATATGCTGAGTTCTGAGATTACAATTCAGAACATCTACAGTTCCTAATGGAGTAGTAATACTATGATAACTTTGATAGAGAGGGAGAATGTTTTTTTGTATTCTCCACAGAGGAATTCCCTGACTGGATAGTGTAGAAAGAAAAAAGTGCAACAGATCTAAAGCCGTGGTCAGATGCTCAGCTGTGATCTGTTGCGGAAGCATTTTACATCTTCTAAAGGCATGATCAATAACCTTTAGAGTATTAACAAGTGTAGTTGAGACAGTCCCGGAGGTAGCCATGGTATTTCCTCTAATTCCATGGCTTCCTGATGCAGAAAGCCCAACTGATGATGATTAAAAATTACTTTTTACTTTTGATCGCCGGTTCGGGGTTGAAAGACCCAACTCCATGACCTCGAGGTTTGGGAGATCTAACATGCTTATTGATAGCTTGATTGACCATCTTCCTATCCTCCTTCTCATCCTGAGCTCGGGTAAGACCGCCTTTTTGCTTACATACCTTACCTCCTCTCTTGAAGTGTGGAACCGAGGATGGTTGCCCGATTATTTTATCAGACTGAGAACCTGAAAATCCAGCTGAAGAGGGAAAAGTAAATTCATCTACATATTTTACACCCATGGTATGGTCTCCTATGGACTAACGAAGGAATCTATCACCTAGTATGGTGAGCCAAGCTAGGAATCGTGGATCCCGGATTAGAGCATCCAGAATTTGTTGAATCTCCGCAGGTGTGAGTGCACCAGCACCGGAGAGAGTAATAGTAAGAGCGGTATCAGTCTCACCAGCTGTTGGCAAGGGATACTGCTTAACGGAATTGAGAGTTAAAGCTGTATCAGTCTCTGTAGCAATCGGAAGAGGAATAGAGATTGAGGGTACAAAGACAGTGATATCAATAGCCGTATCAGTCTCAAGCGCTGTTGGTAGCGTGTATTGCTTATTAACAACAAAGGGAATGGACGATTCAGTCTCGTTGGCTATTACCAGAGTATACTCTTTGGATCGATTGAAACCTAGAGCAGTATCAGTCTCAAGCGCTATAGGCAAGGGATACTGTTTAAGAACTGAGATAACCTGAGCCGTATCAGTCTCTGTAACAACTGGTAAAGGAATAGTTATCCCCCCAGCTGAGAGGACAATTGTGATAGCTGTATCAGTCTCTTGAGCTATTCCCAGAGTATAGACTTTTTGAGTAACAAAGTTTAAAGCCGTATCAGTCTCAGTTGCAGTTGGCAAGGAGTACTGCTTTGCTGGAACTAGAGTGATGGAGGTATCAGTCTCTAAAGCCGTTCCTAAAGTATAGATCTTCTGAACGACAAAACCTTGAGCAGTATCGGTTTCTAAGGCAACTGGCAGAGGATACTGTTTAATCCACGATATACTAATAGCTGTGTCAGTCTCTTGGGCCGGACTGACTGAGTATTGCTTTGCGACAATCAGAGTAATGGCTGTATCAGTCTCTGTGGCAATCGGAAGGGTATACTGTTTAGTCTTTCCAAAGGCTTGAGCCGAATCCGTCTCTGTGACAACTGGGAGAGCTTGACTAATTCCTCCACCCCCGGTTGCCAGCAAAAAGCCCTCAGTACCCTCAGTGATCTTAAGTATAGCATTAGGATTTTCAGCTAATACTGCCATCTCCCAAGCGGATAAGGTTCTATGCCACGCAAAGACATAATCTATCTCACCATTGAAGGCATTAGTACCGGCAGAGATAGAATTAGCATCAACATCCCCACCGACACAAAACAAATTCATGTCAGATGTATAACCACCACCGCCTAAACTGGTAGTAACACTGTTTACAGCAATCCCATTTATATACAAATAGTGAATAGTAGAGGCCGAGTCCGAGGTACCACCTACAACAACTGTCTGATTATTATTAGCATACGAAGTATAGGTAGAGATTACGGATACATCGTTAGTTGAAGTACCTCCGCAATTATATTGAAAGTCCGGTGCTGATATACGAGGAAAACTAACCCAAGCTTCCCTCTCAAAATTACTAACATTGGTACCAAAACCCCCAGGAACGGTGGTAGCAGTATCAGATATGTTTCGAGCTATAGCTAAAACTGACCAATCAAGAGAAGAAGGAGCTCCCACATCTTGAACGAGAATTGAGTTCCCAGCAAACGAAGCAGTATTACCATTAAAGCTGGGCCAAGAGGTATAACCCGACAATGTAGTCGGAACTAAAAGTTTCCCATTAGCTAGATTAATCGGTCCCTGGCTACCAACAAAGACTCCCTTTAAGCCCCGAGTAATAGGATTTGACCAATCTATTTGTACCCTTCTCTGATGAGCACCTGGGAGTAATAGTGATTGGTTGGGAACCCAGACCATTTAGGCAGCTCTCTGCTCAGTAATCGTAGCACTAACCGTAATTGCGTTGGTTGTTCCAGCTGTTACTCCCTCAGCATAAATTTTTAATCCTTTTTGAGGAATGGGTAATGGAACTGTTTTCTGAACGGGATCAATAGCATTAGTATCTAAGATACCGAGAAGAACCATAGAAGAGGCATCAAGACTATCAAACTCATCTGTTGCCGCTCCATCCGGATCACCAGATGTTTGAATAAGCCACATGTAGATCTGGTCATCTGCCGCAGGGGTAGTACTATTATCGGCCTTCATGGAGATTTGAGCAGCTACGCAGGTAGCATCAAGATTCACTTCATCGCTAGTTTGACTACTACCTGTCGTAACGCTCACCGAGTTAGCCGTTGACCAGGTGACTTGAGTTTCAGTTCGAGTAATGGCCATAATTATTTACTCAATAAGTTATCCACGGCTGAGTCAACAGCTGTCTGTACTGCAGTATCAGTCATACTGAGAATTTGAGTAACCGTGGAAGCATGGTTGGCAGCCAGGATATAAGGCTCAATGGAATCTCGAACCTTATCATAGGCCTCTAAGGCATATTTGGCCCAAGCAATCTGTTCTACGGTTGGCGTAGCCAATTGGGCGATATACCAGGCTTTGTATTGAATGGCCGTTATAATCTTCTTTACCCAATCTCCATAACCAGCTTGAGTAGAGATAGTGGCTAATTCAAGATAAGTAGCCATTTCTTTCTCCTACTGAATGGTAATCGTGATGGATGATGGAGCCGCCAAGAAAGTCTTGGAGACAATATTTGAGAATGCGGACTCATTCCCGACTGTGTCATAAGTAGTCACGGTGTAGAAATGGGATCCAAGTCCTGGATCGGTATGAGTATAGGTTAAAGCTGAGGGATCATTCAAATCAACCAACAGAGTTAGATTGTCCGAGATAGTACCATGGTAAACACGAAAGCCTCCAATCTCAGTTGGGGAAAGTGCAGTACCATCAGCTCTGGTCAGTGGAGCTTCCCAGCTTAAAACGGAGGAGTCTTGAGCGTGGACGGGGGCTATTAGACCTAACAGCAGTATTAAAAAGGGCAAAAATTTCATCTTTCTCTCTCCTTTCAAATTTACACCAGGGAGCAGCATCTATCAGATTAGTTGCTCTCCGATTGATTGAGCGTTTGCTAAACATGATGTATCAGGAAGCTCGATAGAAGTCTGTAACTAATGCTACAATGTTGCTCCCATCAGGTGTTGCCACGAAATCATGGTGAGTCAGAGGGATGATATTGGCGTCAGTGCCGGCAGTTGTGTCACCGTCATAGCAGATCAATAGATCAGTCCAGGCATCACCGGCAGCAATGGCAGTCCAGGTCTGATCAGCAAAGTCACATGGCATACGGTCATTGGTGTTATCAGGTGTCAATGCCGCAAGATCAGCATCGGTCAGTACCTTTCTGGCGTAGTTGGTGTTGGTGACCTCAGCCGTATTGACGTCACCCAGTACGGCAGCCAGAGTGGCCAGATCAATCAAGGTGGCATCAGTGGCCGTGGTATTGATGGCCACGATGACCAGAGCCGAGTTGGCCGGATCATTGGTTTGAACCCTGTTATAGAATTCAGCCACTCGACCTTTGGCGATGTTATAAGTGAAAGAAGCCATTAAATTTTCTCCAAGGAATTAAAGATAGGTGAGTGAGATCCGGTTATCCCAGATGTTGTCGTTCAGGGTGTTCCCATCAGCCCACTCTATTCTAAAAATTGAAGATGAGAGACTATCGAATGTTACTCGAGCGATACTCCAAGAGGCAGATGAAGTCAGAGAACCAGCAGGTGCCTCACCCCAATATAAAGTGAGACGGTCTGCTGATTCATCTGTTCTAACAGCACTTCGAACTCGAAGTCCTAAGTTAGTAATACCTGAATTACCGCTAGCCATTGTTCAGAAGCTCAGTAATTATCGCCGAAACTTCAACGAATTTAGCTCGCTCAGTTTTGAACATCTCAGACTCCATTCTGGCATCCTCTTCTCTCTGGTGAAGATCCAGTAACTGAGATTTAAACTTTTCTCTCTGAGTCTCAAGATCTTTCTGAAGAGTTAGAATTTCAATCCGGTCAGTCTGAACCTCGCTCATTTTGGCTTTGGCTGATTCCAACAGTTGTTTGGCCTCAGATTCAGCTTCCAGAAGGTGTTGAGCAGCCTGAGCTTTGATCTCAATAGCCTCATTTTGAGCTTCTTCGATCATCTCGTCACGAAGTTGTTGAGCTAACTCCCTTTGTTTCTTAGCCTCTTCTAAGAGGAATTCGGCTTCTTCCTTGAGTTTAAGAATCTGATCGGCTTCCCCAGCCAAGGCAATTAGCTCACGAGCTTTATTCTGCTGAGTGATGAATTCCTGAAGCTTCTCCTGATACTCAGCTGGGTTTTGGAGGAGAGTCAGAACGGCTTCAAATTCGTTCGGTTTTCTTGCGACTATTCCACTCATGCCATCACCCCAGCTTGAGTCAGGGTTAAGGTAGCAGTTCCAGTTCCTGCAGTAGTGATCATGCGAACGCCATGTGGAGGAGCCGTGAGAGCAGCATCAGCATTGGCTGAGCCGGCAGTTAAACCCGTGACAGCAAACCAGGTTGCTGTGGCCGGGTTGAAATTCGGATCAAATACATTATCATAGGTGTACTGAACCGTGAAGGTGATGGTACCAGAAACCACCACACCTAGGGAGATAGTAGTGGGATTCTGGTAGATGTCAATAGGGATGACAGCGCCATCACCCACTCCAGTGATAGAATAGGTGATAGGTCTCATGTCTTATCGCTCCATGGCCGCAAACATATAATCGGTGGTCATAGTCTTAGCCACAGCTTCGCCATTCTCGATACCGAATGAGACAGTTAGAACCTCGTCATCAGGCAAAGAGGTACCAGGATCAATATACCCCAGAACAGTACCATCCACTGAATACCAGATTCGAGAAATGCCATCCCAATAGAAAGCTAACTCAATATCGGTGGCACTCGTCATGGAGGCAATAGCTGAGGCTGTCACAGCAGTACTGTTCTTGGTGGAGATAAAATCGATAGTTGCAGCTCCATCAGCTTTCAGGAAGTAAACTCCATCGGTTACAGCTGCGGGGGTGGTATCAGTGATCTGAAGGCCGGCCACCACAATCGATTGAACCGCGTCACTAACCTGAAATAGGCAGCGGAAGAAAGCTTTATATCCTACCTTGAACAGGAAAGACTCATTGGCCAACTGAGTGTAGACAGAGTCATTGACACCCGCTGAGTTAGTGGTCAGAATTCGACCACCGTCCAAGTTTGCTACGGCCTGAGTACCGGTTCCTGTGACCGTCACCGTCCAGTCAGCAGCCGTATAGACATCAAAGTCTTCGAAGAAGGTGTGGAGACGAGTGGGATCAGGCATCGGCAAAGAACTGAAAACTTCACCTGGACTCCGATTGGTCAGGCCATTAGGGAAACGGGTGATAAGGTTATCAATCAACATAGTAATTCTCCATTTTAGGTTCTGGAGGGAAAGAAAGGTAGGAGTGTTTTAGATTCCACTCCTACCTATTAGGATCAGCTTATCAATTAAGCTTTAGAGTCCAGCCGTACCATAAAGGTCACGCGGATCAGTCCAACCTACAGCATAACGCTCAGTGGACTTATACCGCATAGAATCAGTCTCAAAATCACCTTCCATCGATTTCTCGAGTTTCCGACGAGTCAAGAGCTGAACGCCACGCTTGGCATCAGTCTGAACCCACCAGGCGGTGGTAGAGGTGATACGAGAAAGGTTAGCTTGACCCTTGGACAGCATACCCATTGATTTGATGGGGTTGATATCGTTGTTGGCCGTACCAGTCCGCAGAACGCTCTTCAACAGAACTTCAGCCTGAAAGATATTGCTCGGACCAGTAACGATCTGGGTTGGAGTCAGTCTGATACGCTTACCATTATTGTCAACGGCATTGCGAATCTGAACCAACATCTGTTCCAGGGAAGTCTGAGACAAGGCCGCAGCAGTACTCAGGACGTTGGAGAAGGTACCCGCTGAATAGGAACTACCGGGAGCAATGGGGTGATTGGAAGCATTGAGAGCCACGCCATCACCGCCAACATATGAACCATTAAAAGCACGGTTCAGGATATTGGCGCACAGGGTTTCTTTGGTTTCGATCATCGATTGAGCCAGATGCTCAGAATAGATTCGGCCAATCTTGATGTGGTCACCATCTTCCACCAGGACTTTGGTCAGAGCAAAAGCCAGACCATAGACTTTATACAGGTAACGTTGAATGAAGAGAACTCCACCAGAGTTATACGTCACCGGCATACCGTCGGGCAGCTCGGGAGCGGCTCCAAAGCCGTACAGAACGGGTTCTTCATGGTAGGAGCGGGGAGTACCGGAGCGAGCAGGAAAAACCTGTTTCCATTCATCAGCTCGTTGCTCATAGATACCGTCGAAAGTTTCATTCAGGATAGGTTCGACTACCGACCTGAAATCAGTTGAGCGCATGGGAAGTGCCATAGTTAGTCTCCTATGTTAAATGGCCACGATATCAGCAGTGTACTGATGCTCGGAGATCTGAACCTGAACGATGGGGAAAGCATCACCCCAATCATTGTCAGGTGCAGGATTAAGGCCAATTACTCGAAGACCGGCTGAGGCAGCCGCACCAGCAGCTGAAGCTACGTTCAGGGACTGAGAACACAGACCAGTGACGGTATTACCTGATGCGGCACTCCAATCATACTGGTCACCGATGGCAGCACGAGTCAGAGTCGCATTAGCCTGAATCTCATACACGATCTGTTGATCTTCAGTGTAATACACGATGATGTCAGTGCCAGTGGTACTAGCAGTCCATTTGTTGCTATACCGACGTCTACCATCAGAGTCAGTCCATTCAACACCCATGAAGACACCGATAGCACGGGCACCAGCCGCAGCTGGTTGAAGCAATCCAGTGGTCAACATCTGGATCGGTTGAAATTGAAAGATGTTTGAAGCCAGGCCACTGGCCAAACTCCCTCGTGCCGGACGAATGACACCCGAGGGATGAAAAGCAGGCCTGAGTCCAAACGGTGAAGCCAGATTACTCATTTGTGAATCTCCAGATTAAGTTTGAACTTATCCAGAGTTTCTCTCTCTTCTTGTCAAAGTTTCTTCGAAAGATTCGGGAGGCTCTGGATCATAAGCATCAATCTCTTGATTTCCCTCCATCATCGTAACATTGACATCAGCCTTAGAATTGATATTCTTTATCTCATCCTCAACATTGTACAAGGATGATTTAAGTTTCTCTTCCTCAAGTCGTGGCTGATTATGATGAGCTTCCCTCATATACATCTCATAGAGGTGTAGAGGAAGTTTGAAAGCCACCATCTCATTAACTCCGATGCAGCCTTCATATTCACCAGTCTTGATGGTTGTCATCTCCCAGCCTGGGATATCCTCAGGTTTTACGGGAGTGTATCCCAATCTCATTCGACCATGTATTGGGTCTCGCGGGTTGGTGGTGGTTAACCAACACACGTGATAACCCTCGATCGGTGGAAGATCGGGAAGGGCAGATTGAAAGAAAGTGTTTCTAAACATGTTCAATCGATCCTGCTCAGTAAACTCACGCTCTTCTTCTCTTCGATTTGTTCTTGGAGCTCGAGTTCGAGTGGATCGATTACTTCTACCGAGTTTAGAGTCGGTTTTTTTAGTTACCATAGCTTGCTCCTATTCAGTAAGCAGAATTAAGATTTACCATGTTCACGGTCATAAGCAGCATACTGCTTTAAATACCGTTGGCGCAGTTTTGGATCTTCCCAAACTCCAGCTTCGATCATCGCAGCTTTCCGCTCAGGTGAGATATAAACTTGATTAGGTTTCCGAGAAGAATTTCCTCCTTGCACAAAAGTCGGTCCTCGTTCATTACTGGGTTGAGAAGACTGTTGCTGCTGATAACGATGTGGAAGTTGTTCTTTAGCCCGACGAGTTAACTCATTCCAGTACTCCGGAGTGGTGGGATCATAACCCTCTTGAACCAGTCCGGTGTCGATCTCAGTTACCTTCTGAGAATCAACGTCTCGCTTCCGAGGATCCCACCAGGAATTCTCAGTCATCCAGTTATTGGCCAACCTGATCAGTCGAGGATCGGTTCTTGGTTGTTGAGGGGTGGAGTAATGAGCCTTTAGATTGTTAAGCTGAGCCTTTCGATCCATTAGCTGTTGACGAATCCCTTGAGCCTCAACAGCTTCCTCACCTTTCTGATTGTTAATGGCCTGTGTGATAACCTCATCAGCCAATCGAATTTGCTGGTCAAGCTCAGATAACTGAGTATCTACTACCCGGAGCTCAGATCTTCCAACACGTTGATCAAGCTCAGAGAATCTTCGCTCTAATTGCTCGTTCCGATTCCTCAGGAAGTTAAGTTCTCGTTCCTGACGCTCACGAGCTTCTCGTTGGCGTTCCCTTCGAGCCTTTCGTTCTTCACGCCGCTTATCCCGCTTATCGGCATCTATTTCATCATCATCGTCATCATTGTCTTCTTCTGAAGCTCCAAGTCGAAGATCCTCGGCTGGTTTCTGAAATTGCTCAAGATCTTCAACAGGTTCAAACTGTTCTTCTTCTAGTTCAGTTGTTTGTATTTTTTCTTCGGCCATTTTGCTGACTCCTAATTAGTCTACAGAAGATATGCTAGAATTTCTAGCGGGTCTGTGGTGATCTCACCAATGATGTCAAGATCATTGTAGAGAACAAAGAGGGCTTTTTCCCCATTTTTAAGTGGAACTTGCCATCTATCACCACCATATTTTGGAACTCTTACAAAAGCTCCAGGTTCGCACCATTGGCCTTCAGGCCAGGACTCCATAGTGTCTCGATTCTTGAAGGCTAGAGATCCTATCGAAATGACTTTTGCTACTTGAGTGTTCCAGAGCTCAGTCTCGCGAGATTCATCAGGAACTATGATCCCGCCCTTGGTTTTGGTCTTGGGAGTTCTTATCTGGACCAATACTCTCGATCCAAATGGAATAAGTCCCGGATCCACACTTGGAAAGGCTTCCTCCATTTCACTGACGTGTGAGTCAACCAAATCCTCAGTTTTTATCATTTCGTTCATCTCTTAACAACTCCAAAAATAGCTGCTCGGCAAGACGGAGTCCTGTGATCAGTCCACAGGCTTTGCCATATCCAAATTGGGATGGATCGCTTGGTCTCTCAAGCATCTCGATTGAAATTTCACCTGTTTTCTCTTTAAGTCTCTGAACATAAAGTGATTCTATGCTCATAATTTTATCACCTCAGTGTGTTAGTGTAAAATAATAAGGTTTGGAGTCCGAGTCTCCTCGGCATAGCTTGGGTAAATCGACCTACCCTCTCCTTAGGGTGAACCACTACCTCGCATTCACCCGGATTATTCCGAGGGATTAATGCCCGTTCCGGTCTCGAAGCTAACCCGTTCACCCGAAGCTACCTCAGCTGCCGCAATTCTCAACGCAGTTTGATTATCCTGTGTGTTGATCCTCTCACGACTTGCTAATTCCACAGCAGTACGGTTATCAGCTGCCTGTTCTTTGAGTTGAAGTTCTCTGAGCCGAGCAGCGTACTCTCTAGCCTTCACAGCCTCTGAATTAGCCGCATCAACCGCTCTCTGCCGTTCCTCAGCACTGAGCTCCAAAAATTTGAGTTCTTTTTCTTCTTGTGCCCTCTGTTGTTCTCTTTGCATTTCAACCTGGATCTTCTGTTGCTCAAACTGCAGATCTTGCTGATGAGATTGTTGCTTCATTTGCTCCATCTCAGCTTTCTGTTGCAACTCAGCTTGCTTATTCGGATCCACAGGGATTTGAGGTTGTGCAACAAATTGTTGCAATACCTGTTGAGCTTCATTTATGATTTGAGGAAGAGATTGGAATATCGATCCACCAGATTCAATAACCTTATTTGAGACTATCGCTAAAGTCTTATCTAACTCAGGTTTATCCTCTTTACTTTTGAGTAGATCGGACAGTTGATCATCGTCATATCCAAGAGCCTCTTTCAATAGGTCATGTGAACTTTGAATATACCAAAGAACCAGGTGTTCCCTCAGATGATTTACGGCAGCTGGTAAAAAAGCCGGAGCAATAATTGGTAAGGCTCCTAAGAAAGGAGTCCGCATAAATTGAATATGCACTTGGAGATGAGATAAGTGATCCTGCTCAGGAAAAGCTGTAACAGGTCTTCCCAAACTCATAGCCCCATTCTCATTAACAGCATTCTGTTCTTGAGGTTTTAACTCTGGAAGCAATAACTCCTCTGGATTAGGAATCTTGGTTCTTTCAAGAATTCGTTCCTCAATTGCACGTCGATTATAAAGGTCTGGATGAGTATCGGCTCGAGCAGCAATAACTTGAAGCTGAGCCAATCTCTGAGTGTCAGAGAAGATATTCGGATCGGCCACAGGAACAACATCATGGGGCTCATTAAAATCATCCCGACGAGCCAGAACGGTTCCTACTGAGTTCTTCAGCTCCTCAGCCGTGAGGTACATCCTGTTGATTCGAGCCAAGACTCCAAAGATTCGGTTCATCGACTGATAGAGTCGACTGTGGATGCCACTCAGAACCTTTAATCCTTCCTCTATTAGAGAAAGTGTAGTTCCCACTGGCATATTGGGGTGACCTTCAGCCAGGTTGTCGAAGGAAGTCTTCACAACTCCCCGACCAGCATCAACTAAGAAACCCAGCAACTGAAAAAGTACCGGTGATGGAGGATTAAAGGGAATTGGCATAGCCAATTTTCTAATATCATCTATTCCAACTCCTCCTTCAATCTCAGTGACTGAAGTCAATTCCAGGTTTTTTGTCTGACCTGTGAAATTCACACCTTTAAGCTTGATGAGGGATGGAAAGTTATTTACATGAGCCGAATCCAGCAAAGCCCTGAGGGCACCAGTAGCAGCACCAGATAATGATCCGATCAGATGCCCCAGACCGATATGATAAGCGCCACGCCAGGGAACAAAACCAAACTCAATGATCCAGTCCATGGGTTGTTTGGTTTCATCATTTTTCTCCCAGTTTCGATTGACAGCCACTATCTTCTGAGAAGTTTCCTCAAGAGTAATCCGATAAGGAGCTAATCCAACTCCCTCCTCATCCAAATCAAACCATCCAACAACCTCATAGATATCTCTCAATCCATCAGGGTTAAATCCTGAGTTTTCCTCTTTACCCTCAATTCTTTCCGAAGCTCGAGCTGGCTCAGAGAGATCAGGTGTTGAGGCTGATAATATGACATTGACATCACGGTACATTCCCATTTCAACTCGAGACTGGAATTCAAGACCCGTGATATGTTCTACAAACGTCTTTCGATCAGCTGTATAGAAGTTAGAAGCTGAATATGGGAGATAGGTATCATCAATAGGCCACGCTTTTGGAACTGGTCTTTTTCGACGATTATCGTAGATTAATCTAAGATACTGAGTACCACTTAGTGCCAGTTGAGTGAGCACTTGCTCTAACTCGTCACGGAACTCAGGCATCTGAGTAAGAAACTGCCAATTCATGGCGGTCTTTACTCGCTCAGCTTTCTCATACCGTTGCTTAGTTGGATTTTCCTCAGGAATATAAGTATCTACCGGACCTTTAGATGGCATCAGTTCTCTAATAGTTCGGGAAGCAAAATCCACACAGGCTTCAGTGAGAAGTGGATGTACGACTCGACTGGCTCCGTTAAACTGAGCTCCACCAGGTGCTTCATCTCCTAAACCAGTTCGACGAATAGCTTCAGCATACTGTTTATCTCGAAGTGTTCTAGCTTCCTTATCATATCCGATATCTTGCATCAGGTTGGAGGAAAGGGAATTAAGCATGCTCTCTTCGAAGAGTTCAACTATATTGTCGTAGAAAGGTAATTCTTCTTGGATCTCTTCCTCGTCCTCTAAAGTGACTAAAGCACCGCCATCCTCAGTATCCTCAACCAAGTCTGAAGATTCTTCGTTGTATTCCACCAATTCAGAGTCTTCTTCTTCATAATTCTCATTAAGTTTATCGACCATATCAATTCTCACTCATAAGGGTTGGATTTAACTTTTGCTCTACGATTCTCAATTAATTGAGCCTTTCGTCTAGCTTCAGTTTCAGCATCAGCTAACTCAGTCAAAGGACCAATGAAGTGATCCATGAAGTATCTCAAAGCCTGAGTAGTAGTATCTAACAGATCGTCTCGGTCTATACTTCCCTCACCCAAATAGGAACAGACCTGAGAGATAACCGGATCAGCCCAAGATTTGAACTTTCCTGGGTTTAACTCAGACTCAGGTGCCCAAACCCTACCATGAGGCCATAATGGAGATACTAAATGAAGACGTGTAAGTTTATCCTCTCTTCCGGGATTATAAGCTTGAGCCAGAATATTCTCAGTAGCCAGAGATTGTATCAAACTGATGCCTGATCCTTTTTGCTCAATCAAAATAAGATCTATCTTTCGTCCCTGGTGTCCAGCTCGACTGGCTTTTGGAATTATTTTGGCTTTATAGACTGGTTCATCTGAATCTCCATAAGTAAGTTGTCTTTCCCTTCTTACCCTCTTGATCAAATCGGGATATCCTAACCAATCTTCCCAGGCATCAAGTAATAGAATGTTTTTCTCAAATCTTCCTTTCCGAGTTAAAGAGAAGAGTCCCCAAACCGAGACCGCTGTAGGATCATTCTCAGGTTCTAATGTCTGTTTCAGGTGTTTAGATCTATCATGAGTTTGCTCCGTGAAAGCGGTATCCATGCTGTAGATCAGGAATTCAAACTTGGGTAGTGGCTTATCAGCTGGCCAGAGACGCCATTGGGATCTCTTTACAAATCCTTCCTCTTCGGGATCTAATACTTCTC